TTCAATGAAAACTCCTCACGATCCCGGGATAACTCTTCGATAAATCCCGAAAACACTTGTCTGAAATCATCATAATCAAGACTATTAAAACCGACCTTGATCCGGCAAGGTTGCCCGAAAACATCACCCTCGGCGAAACCATCAAAATATCCATCATCATTGATAAATGTGATATTCCCACCTTCATAGGCAAGAAGCCCAAAAAATAAAGGATCTTTTGATTTCTTAAAGCTCGGAACACCTTCCTTGCTTATGCATGGCCTGTAATAGATTCCACCATAATAACTTCCGATTACCCGACCGGCAGAATCAATTTGAGCCTTATCGCAGAATCCAGCCACCGCCCCGAGTCTGATTATCCTATCAAGAGGCAAGTGCCATGTATCGAAATGTATATGCACCTTTTGGCAGCCAAACTCAAAGAGAAACGATTTATTCTGAGTTCTCAAATCCGCCATTGATTCGACTGCGGTATATGCCTCATCATCAACCAAGAGCGATGCAATATTATTTATTGTTGCGATCTCATTGGTGTAATATCCCACCAGCCCATCCGATCCGATTATTGTCACGCTGTCCCAATTTATCCGGGTAGTCCAGATTCCGGCTTCGGTATTGACAAAATATTCCCTCAATACGGGGAGATCAATTTCCACCAATATGATTTTATAATTACTCGTTAATTTTTGTTGATCTGAAAAACCCATTTTTTTTTACACTTTTATCAAAAAATGTTGATATTATCATTCATGTTTATTATATTCCCATTAACAAACCCTAAAAGGAGGAATACATGGTTATATTAAGTGTTTATTTAGGTATTCATTTCGTAACAGCTTGCACACTTTTGTTTTATGCTGTTGAAATTAGCAAATAACTACCTATAAACAATAAAGACATCATAAGTCATTGCGCCCGCATTGCCATCACGTGCTATAGTCAAATTGGTATCGTCCCATTGGTGATGGAAAATAGCTGTGTTGATCCATGCACCACCGGCACCCTGATAGTGTACTATATCGTGGAATCCACCTACAATAAATCGTGCCATTACGGAAAGTACCCTATCGTTTGTGTGTGCAAGTGCTATTCCGTGAGCGGCCGATCCCGAAACGGCGAGATTTGCAATTGTGATTGAAATTTCCTTTGAATAAAGAGGAGTCCCATCGGCCATGTGGCCATATATTGGAGTTCCGTATTTTGGCAATTCGCATTTATCTAAATAATCCGCCCCGCTTTTAATCATTCTGAAAGGTAAATATCGATTATTGGTTGCCGGTTCGTACCATCCCTGTTTTTCGGTATCCCATGTCGGAGCATCGTTGTCAAATTCTACGGTACACACATCGGCGGCAGGAATGACTTTAATATACACCGTTCCATTGATGGGAGCTCCCCCGATTGCCTCATCCGCTTTAAACTCAAATAGGGCACCATTAACCTCGATTACACTTCCCTCGGCGACCGCCGGAAGGTTGCTATTATCATAATTCGTCAATGATACCGAGCAGAACCCCCGCCTCTGTGCATCGGTCGAACCCATGAGAGCAGTTAGATTGGTATCACCTATTCCATAATTGCTTATCTTTGTTCCTGCCATTATTGACCTTCCTCGCTAATTCTTATCGCAATGTGCATTTTCTGGGCCTTCCTGTGTGCCCTTGCCTCGCTTGCCATATCACCCGGCGTGAACTCATAGCACTTTATTATCGACCCTTTCGGCTTGTCGGTTGTACTACCGGACTTTTGAGGATGTGAGTGGACAGTGCACCAAGCATTACCACGTTTCTCAACCATAGGCAAACTCCATTGGCATTTTGTCATTTTTGCTTAAATTACAAGAAATACATGCAATAACTATATTTTCAATAATATGTTCTCCACCTTTCGAAAGAGGAATAAAATGATCTATTTGATAATCAACCAATTCACATCCACAATAAAAACATTTGCGGTTTTGAATTTCCAAAAGATTTAAAATATCTTTAGTCGTAACATTGTTTTTTGATAATTTAATATTTCTTTTTCTTTGCCTCAATCTACGTGATATTCTACGTTCTTCTTTTTTTTCATATTCTATGGAATATAATTTAAATTCTTCAGTTTTTCTTCTTTTTCTTTCATATTCAGCATGATATTTTCTATATTTTCTAATATCTTTTAATTTAAATCTTTTTTGAGTTTCTTTTCCCCTTTCACTTTTTCTATATTTGCTATGATATTTATTTCTACATTCCCTACAATGTGAATGTCTTCCGTCTCTCATTTCTTTTTTTATTGGAAATTCTTTTAATAGTTTTTCTTTCCCACACCCCGTGCATGTTTTTTTATATTTTTCAACCATTAGAATGTCTCTCTAAATGAGAATTGGATTTGCCATAAATAATTAAAATCATCGGTTCGTTTCCACTTTGGCGGTGCTGTGAAAACACAATACATCGGGAGTTCCCGAGTATCACCAGGCCATAAACTCATGACAAGGGGCTTGCCGAATCTCCTGTTTTTAAAACAATCACGGATTGCGATCCTTTCGATCTCTGAGCAATATGGAAAATTGACAATGTATTCCCTGAAGTCAATCCCCTCATCACTATATACCTGACCACTTTCCGAAAAATCCACCTTATCAGTTATCTGATCATCAATCTCCTGGTCTGGTTTCATGCCGGGCATCTCGAGGACTTCACCGAGATATAGTCTGCCTATTTTAATATAACCATCGGGGTTTGCCGGATCATCAACAAAGAGCCTCCAGTAATCATATTCCCCGGAAGTGAATTCCTGAAACAATATATATTCGGCCCACGTTAATAATTGATTGAAAGTCGGAGCACCCCAGACATCGGCATCGTTACCCTGGATCCTAATTGTAGCACCGCTTGAAATATTATGATTTAAAATTGCTATTGCATCGGCCTTAATATCCGTCCCAGCGATAAGAATATATTGATCATCATCGGAAAGCGAATGATACACTCGCGATAATCGGGGATCGATTAAATTAGTGAGAGGATAATCCACATGCTCGGTCAATGCCGTATATGTATTTTTATCAATTTCATTATTCCATAAAATTATCATATAATCGACCTGTTAGCTATCCTAATCGTTCCGTCCTCGGTGCCCCGACTTATAAATTCGCCTATTTTCTCGCCGTATAGGTACACGTTCCCCTTAATGACTTGAGCCCCACCTGGTCGCTCTAAAGTGCCTCTCCGTTGACTTTCGGCTATTCCCTCGGCGAACTCCTCAAAGACTTCAGGGGTAAGAGGTGCAATCATTTCATTATATCCACCCTCGGCGGCAATCACAGGAACCCCGCCGGATGTCGCTTCGACTACCCCGCCCTTTCTCATCTTTGGGAGAGGTTGTTGTGCTATCAGGGCCGTTTGAGTCGCACCGAGGCCCCCGACAAGTGCCGTCAATCCCCATGCCACCGGTGGATTCCACGCCCATCGGCTCCATACATTCGTGATACCGAGGGCCGTATTCATTATGGACTGAACTATATTTATAAATTTCTGTCTCTTTGCCGCTTCGTATTCGATTTTACGTTTCTTTTTATCAATTTCCTCCTCGAGTTTCTTCTCCCTTCGTGCTCTCTCCTGGTCGAGTGATTCAAGTTTCTTGCTTCGTGTTTTTTCATCAAGCACCTGATTATCGAGTATTGTTTTTTGTTCATCGTACCATTCGGATATTGCTTCGCTTCGTTTCTCTCTTTCGTTATCAAGTGCAAGGGATTGATTCATGGCATACTGAGAGAATATCGCTCCGAGCTGACCGACAACGTTTTGAGCCATTGCTATATGAGAACTGAACGAAGCCATTTCTGCTCGTGTCCGCTCCTTCGCGTAAAATTTAGTTATTTTCAATCGGGCCTGTTCATATTTTTCCTTATTTGCAGTTTTAAGTTTCTCTAATTTATCAAGTTCCGATTGCTCCTCGAGTGCAAGGAATCTCAGTTGATCGCCATTCTGTTGTGCTAATTTTTTAGCATAATCTTGATTGATATTTAATAATTCACTATAGCGTTCTTTCCATGCCTTGATTTGTTCTTCCGTAGGCCTGATTCCCCCGGCCTTTTTCTCTAATTTCTCCATACCGAAAGACCATTCTTTCACTCCTTTATCAATTACGTTTGTTATCATTTCTTTCAAAAATGACGTTAAACTTTGTGTTGCCTTTGTAAGTGTTTTATTAAGTGATTTCAACATGGGAATGAAAATTATGCCAATTTCTTCTGCAAGATCCCCGGTCGCATTTTTTAATTGTGTTATACTTCCGAGATATGTATCCGCCGCCGCTCGAGCAGTCCCGCCCATCTGTGTTGACAATTCACCGAGGATGATTTTCTGTGCTTCCATAATCTTATTCTGTTCGGTGAATGATTTTATTTGCATCTCTTGTTGTGCAGAGAGTTGAATCCCCACCCTGCGGAGAGCCGTCACACCGAGGATTGGATCATTCAATGCCTTGCCGAGCTGAATCGCCGAGGATTTTAAATCCTGCCCGAGCATAACTGACATATCAAGAATCGCCTCGGTTGCCTGTGGGAATACGTCTTTTCCTATTTTGGTAAAAGTGAGGAGGATTGATTGAGCCGGTATGATTGCCTCATCCCCGAACTCGGTGACTTTTTGAAGGGAGGATGCAAGCTCCAAAACTTCATCTTTGGTAATACCCGCCGCAAATCCAGTGCTCTTAATAACCTGGCCGAGTTTCTTTTCTTCACGTTCCTGGATGCCCGCCATTTTTGCACATTTCAAAATGGCCGCACCCAATCCGGCAACCGCCACAGCCGCAATAATCGCGGGACCTTTCATCGCTGAAAAACCACTACTGAAACTTTTGGTTGACTTTTTCCCCTGGGCCTCAATAGTATTTAACTGCTTTTTGAAGCCCGCCATATTAACTTGAACTTTATATATTAACTTCCCGGCTTCCATTATTTGCTTATTACCCTCGTTCCATCAGGTCTTTGTGGTACATCAAGAAATGATGGTTGATCGATTCTCTCAAATTTACTCCTCTCCTCGTAGGGTATCGCCTGCCAATGAAATACCCATTGAGTCAAAGTCATTCTAAATAAAAGTCTTTCGGGATCGGCCCATGCGTAACAGTAACAGAGACAAGCGAAAATTTCATCATAGCCTACCTTTCGGCCTCCCCCTCTTTTTCCGTATTTTTTTTTTCTCCTTCCTCATCCTTTGAGAAAATATAAAATAGGAATTCATTCATAATCCGCATATCGAGATTATTCCCGACCCAATCGTCATCAATTCTTTCTCCAATCGGAATGCGCTGATTGAGTATTGAGGCGATAACTTCAAATGCCACCTTTCGGGCCTCTTCATCCTCATCCGGTGTTCCGAAACGTGCATAGGCATCGGGATTCTTGTTGATTATGAGGGAGGTTATGGCCGGGATAATAGGAATAAGGAAATCCCGTTCTCCCAGCCTCACCCATTTATCCGGTACTAAATATTTATCAGCGTTAAACTCCATTATGCGTATGCCCTGGTATCATGGATTTCATAGAGCTGATATCCCTTTACTAAGGTCGTATCAAGAACCCCGACCATTTCAAAAGGAACCACCACCACGTTATCGCTATTGTCCGGGGGAAATGCGAATTCAAAACCCCCGCCGATAGATGCCTTGAAAATAGTTAATCTGAGTATTTTTCCGGCCTCATCGGTATGTGTCAACCTGGCAACCTGGGGAGTTATGGTATACAATCCACCTGAGGAGAACACCCTTGCTGCAGCTGGTGTATAGTCGTATGAGATCGTCAATTCCTGAACTAAGGTCGTTACGGCAACCGAATCCTTGACAATCACGCCCCATTTACCGGAACCGGCATCCTTGACCATATCATAATCCAGTTGATCCGTGAGAAGTCCGTCCACACTTCCAGTAACCGTTGCGGCACCCGTTGCGTCAATTTGAAGGATTGATAGATCGCTATTCTGATGTACACATTCGATGAATACATTATATGCCCAATTCCCGGTTGCGACTATCTGCATATAGTCATCGACTATTACCCCAGCAACGGGATCGGACTTGTCGATGCCACCCCGAACTGCAAAAAACTTGTCGAGCTCGAGTTCAAGCAATCCAGCCTTCAGGGTTGCCCTTTGATTCTTTATTTTTTGAATTGGTATTCCGGCATTATCGGTTTCAATCTCGACATTATCCCATGTCTCGGTGAATACCGCCTCACGGAGAGATCCGAGATCATCAAGTGCCCCGACATTGGGGCCAACTTCAAACTTGCCGGAACCAAAAACAAATACTTTGGTATTAGCAGTTGTCTGTGCCATTTCTTTTACCTCTCATCGTTATTCCTTATATATTATTATGAAGTCAGTTGCAAAATTCCACAATCCTATCTCTGGATCGTGTATCCTGTTCCGGCCTTCATAAATCGTTTTCGGGATTTCTATTGCCGCATGAACTCCCGATATATTTTTTAATGCCTTAATGACGGCATTAGAAATTTGTTTCGCCTCAATTTCCGTTGTGGCATAGCATGAGAATTGATATCTCGGTCGAGCAACAGGCCCCTCGGCGATCTCATTTTGTGATACCTCAAAGAATACGATTGCCGGGTATGTTATATCATCCGGCAAATGACTGCTATAGATACGATCAACAATGCCGAGAGCCATTAGTCCTAAATCATTGGTCAAGATATCCATTATCCCGGGTTCGAGTAATGTATTCATTTCATCGCCATCCGTAAATTCTTTTGAAATATCAATTCTACTTTGCCACGATTCCCATCCCCTGCGGGTCTGAGATATGGTTTCGCCCTTGATCTCACAGTGCCATATTCGACATGAGGAGCATAATCGACCGGAGTTCCTATCTCAACCGAAAGTCCAGATGCCTTTACTTCATCATTTATGCTCCGCCTTAAATTGCCCGTTCTTACCGGGCATAGAAGTTTCGCAGTAGTCTTTACAATCGCCCCGGACTCATACAAGGATTTAATCACGGCCTTTGTGACTCGCCTCAATACCTCTGGATGGTTGGATTCAAATCGCCCCATTATACCGCCCTTCCCAAATCAACCTGGATGAAATTCGCCTTGTTCGGTTGATTTACATTCATGATCTGATAAGTCTTTCCGCTAATAACCGCTCTGTCTGATTCGGTTATATCCAGGACATCGCATTTCATCAGGTGGGTAGAGAATAACCCCGATTTATCACTCTGAAATCTCTTATCGCCGCTTACCTGAGAAACGAAAGCCTTGAACGTGAGATATTTTCGCCACGTATCATCCGGCTCGCCATATACATCCCGTGCCACGGTCTTTCGCTGAATGATTATATCTTTGTCATAATAATTTATCACGACATCCTCACATAGCGCCTTATCGAACTGGCAATGCTTTTCGGGTATTCCCCGATTATTTCCTCCTGGCTATATGAATAATCCCCGGTCCGCTCCGATTGGAATCCATGTCTCTTGTAGAGGTTATATTCAATCATCAATGCCGCCGTGTAATCTGCCCCTGCAGGAAAGCACGTTATATCAACATCGTCCGTTGTGACTGTTGCGTTGTCCCCTGCGGTGATAGTCATTAAATCCGCATCGTATGTATCGACTTTTGATTGAATGCCGGAACCTGAAAGAATCATTCCGATTTCAATTTCATCCGGGAATTCTCCTGCATCGGTGCCGACATTTTCAATTATCTTACTGCCAGTTGTGAGATCCCCGGTTATGGCAAGAAAATCCACGCCCCTTATTCTCCGATAATCCGCCTCAATAACAGGGATGAGGGCGAGAATCTTATCATCCCGCGCCTCATCCACTATATACAGTAATCCGGTCCCCCAAGCTGTCGGGGTCGTGCCAATGGCATTGAACTGAGTCCCGACATTGTTATCCGCCGCACCGACATTAAGGAAATTCGCTCCCCCCGTGTTCTGTTTGATTTCGTACAGTTGACCTATGGTGAGGAGTCCCGATGCCTGGCATGGATCGGATATCCCGAGAAAACTTTTTACCGTGCTAACTGTTATTATCACTTTTCAACCTCGTTTTAGGTTGCGGGTGCTGTAAGAACTGCAAACGGATATCGCTCGTCACGGTCATAATCCGGTGCTAACTTGTGGATCGGATTCGGGACCGCCCAGCCGAGCCTCATGACACATCGGAGAGCAACCATGTCCTGCTGTGCAAGGTTCAGAACGATTTTATTATCGGAATCTGTTATCACGCCCTCGGTGAGAAGTTTGTATCTCATATCCATCCGCATGGCCCACAATGCCTTTGACATATCACCCGCAATAATTCTCGTAACCGCCGGCATGAAGGTTGCGTTCTTGACATAGTTAATCGGTAATGCGTACAGGGTTGCAGGGGTCCCGACTTGCATTGATGGTTGAAAAATCAATTCATTCGTGGTTGACCTGAGCCCTCTTAGTGATGCCTTCACGGAAGGATCGGCCATAAATCCGGTTGGATCATAACCAACAACCTCGAGTAATCCCATCAGGTCGGAAACATCTACCGAGAGATCCTGTCCTGCTGTTGCACCTTCCTGAAGAACGAATCCCCTGTTAATGGCGGTCGGCACTATGCCGGTCGGCCATGTTACGGGTCGGCCCTGCCCCCAGACGATCGCCCTATCGATGGTTTGATGAAAAGCCTCAATGATCCGAGGTCGTAATTCATCCCATATCGGATATTGTGAATCATCGAGAACATCTTCAGGAATGGGAAGGATAATCGCGATTGGTTCAGCGACTATGTAAACATTATTCCATTCCATTTGATGAGTTTTCTTCAATCCGGGAGCATCATCTTTCGGTATATATCCAGCAGCTATCATTTGAGCCATTCGAGCAGAGTCGATTTGCACATCCGCACCGGCGATAAGATTATCATCGGTCGTAGTGCCCGTAAAATATGCCGCAGCTATTGAATCCAGAACGGGCATCCGATAGGTGCGACTTGAAAGATTAGGGAGTTTTCGGAAAAGTGATAAAGCCGCACTCTTCTCAGTTACCCCACTAACAACGCTTTTGGACACTTCTTCAGGTATCAGCGGCCAAGCGTCTGTCTCGGTCGTCATATAAACGCCGGTATTTGTCCCTATTTCACTCATTTTATTACCTCAATTTTTTAGAGGCCCTTTTTCGCCCTGAATGCTTGGCGTAAGGCCTCATTATGATCTGCGGGAGGAGTCCCCCCACCGGACGGGCGAGGCCCGCCCTTCAGTCTAATCTCCACCCGTGCATTGACCTCTTTTTCAATGAGTGCAAATAGCGTGTCGAGTTTCGGGCCGATCTCCTCAATCTTTTTAACTGATATGAAATCGTCCCATTCCGGGGATAGTTTCTTTTCCCCGATAAGTTTTAACTTCTCAATTTTGAGCTCGGAAGCATTGATCTTTTCTTCCTTTTGTGTGAGATCCTGTTCTTTTTTCTCGAGCTCAAACTTTGTCCTTTCTGCTTCGGACATACGATCTTTCTTCAGTGCCTCGTTTTCCTTTACAAGTTCATCGAGTTTTGTTTTCGTATCCTGATATGCTCTGTCACTCCCGGATTGCATCTTTGTTAAATTCACAATCTGTTCCTGAAGCTGTTCGACTGTTACTGGTTTTACCTCTGTGGGTGCCTTTCCAGTCACCACCGGAGGGGTTATTTCATCTGGCATTTTATGTCTCCTTAAAGTTTAAAAATTCTGCTTCATATTGTTTCCAAAGCTGGAGGCATTTCTCAAACTGCAAAAATGCTTGTTTATTGACCGGCCTTTTTGCACCGAGGCAAACACGCCTCAGTAATCCCTTAATATGGATCGCCCTTGTATCATCCTCGATTCCCCGCCACTCCTCATCACAGAGATTGTATTTCGTACAGGGAACAGTCGCTATTCTGGCAATCTTTTTGCGCTGCTCGATCATAAATCCGAATGATGCTTGATTCATCCCGCCGTATTTTACCCTGTATTGAAAATACATCGAATGGCTTTTTAACATCCTCTTATCCAGCTCAAGCCATTCCTGCATAAACTTTTTCGCCTTTGCGGTCGGTCTTATGAATAACACGCCGCCATTAAGCGGAAAATTGGATTTCGTTCTCTCCGTATAGCATATATCAAAATCAAGTTCAAAAACGTCTGTCATGTCGCCAATGACCAGCATATCGGCATCCATGAGAATCAACGGCTCCTCGGTCGAAGTTGCCACTTCTACCCACTTGATTAGTTTATAATCATTGTAAATCCATGAGTCCTTTTGCCGATCCCTCTTTTTGGGTGCCTCCCCCTTAATCAATTCAACGGTCGCTCCGGGATTGTGTTTTCGTGCCGAATATTCCCATACCTCGGCGAGTCTCTTGTAATTATCCATATTGTTATAATCAAAATAAACGGATACAATCCTCATAAATCCCCTCGCTGGTTTTCCACTCCAAAAAAAAAGACCCATCCCTCAATCGAGAAACAGGTCTTTTGTTGCGTTCTTAAATCCTATGAATGTTTAAGTGCTGACAGGCTCCCTTTTACTTTGGTATGTATTTATCTATGCCCGTTATGCCCCCTTCATTGCAATGTAATATTAAAATCAATTTGCCGGAGAATTTCTTCTTCTTAATCCAATCAACAATTACTCTGAGTTTAAAGTACATATTATGTCTCATTTTGTCAAGTAAAAATCATAATGCCCTTTGCAATTCATCAATAGTTTTTATCTGCCCAATCTGTTTTTCATTGAATTGAATAAGGTTTGATTTTCTTTGTCTGAAAAATCGAAAAATATCGAATCTTCGTTTTTTATTTTGCTTAATCTTAAATATCTTACCTCTGGGCTTATCCATTGGTTGCAGTCGAATCAATTTGATTTGCGTCATCCCCATTTCATAAATCATCGGGGTTAAAAACCCAAATCCATCAGACTGAGCTTTTAAAATTCCCGAAGTCATATTTATCACAGCTTGAGCAATGGCTTGAGCTTTATCTTTTATGAATTTTCGCCTATATGCCAATCTTCTTAATCCTGTTGGATATTCACCATATTTTTTAAATATCATCTCGCCACTCCACGCTATATTTATCACCGAAGCAACGCCTGACCGCTATTATGATTAAAATCCAACTTTCAGGAGAGAGTGTCAATTTTCTTTCAGTACTCCCATACCGAATAATACCAGTGATATCACCGGGAAACTTTAATTTCCTTAACCAATTAATTATTTTCATTATCTTGCCTCCTTCCACTCCTTATAATTTTTATACTTAACAATCTTCCCCCCGGCCCTGCGGTGCGTAGGTTTGAAATCCTTGACATTCACCCCTATATCACATCGGCAATTGATTAACTCCTCGGGTGGGAGCGCATCGGCCATTGGCCTGTCAATTTGTATTCCGGCAAGGGTGAACATCCCATCCTTGTCGGCGATCTGCCCGTCCATATCCCGGTGGGTTGGCCTGGTATCCTTATCAAGTGTTGAAATCCAGAACTTCTCGAGCTCAGCCCCCTCTGCCTGCGCGTGCTCAATAGATGCAAGATTCCCCTTGCATTGAGCCCTCCCCGCTTCGGTCCGGGCGATTCTCAGGTTATTTTTAGCCTTTCCCTCAAAGTCCTTTTTCAATCCCTGAGCCATTTTGAAATACGACTGCCCTTGAATGAGACCCTGGGTGATGGTCGAGCGGGCCTTGATAAGCATTGAATCCCTCAATCCCATGAATGCGATTTTATTCATGGGATTTTCAACCGCCGCGATTATGGTATCTTTATTTAGGAGTCCGAATCCGAGGTCTACCGGGGCGTTGACTATATTTGCACATCCGACCTCAATCTCATATCCCATGAGATAGAATGATTCCCCGAAGGCGTCATAAGCAAGATGATTGACTATTTTTTCAGACTTCCCCGAGAGCCGGACCACTTCCTCATTCACTGATTTAAAGAGTCTATTGAGCCGGTTGTATTTAGACATCTCGGCATAAGTGAGAACACCATCCGAGCTGTATTTCTCGTATACGGTTATAATCTGCTTTTTAATCGTATCGAGGGATTGCTTGTACTCCCGGAGCAATATTTTCTCACAATCACTCAGGATTTTATCGGTTGCCTTCCGGCTTATTTCAATTTTGTAGGCTTCCATTAGTGCTTTTTATTCTTTTCCTTTACCCATTTATCATAATCATCCATAAGGTCCCGCTCCTGAATAAAGGCATGATAGGTCACTGCAACATCGTGATTTGTCTGGAGTGCTTTTTGAATCTCCCCCAATGCCTCAAAGTGCTTTGTTGTCAATATCTCAATTGCTTCTTTTGTGGTCATTTCACCCTCTTGATTTTATTCTTTTTTGCATAACCCAGCATCTTGATGTGTATGTCCCGTAATTCATAAATCAAATCATCCCCATTCTCGATCTCGATGGAATATGCCTGCTCCTCAAATTGCCGCCGGATTTCCCCGATTAACCATTCCAATTTCTTCTCTGTCTCTGGATTCATACATTATAATTTAAGCCACTTCTTCTTTTTTGTCAATATTTTATTATTTTTCTTGATTCAATCTTTTCATCAACCTATCGTATGAACTGATTGGCTCATTGTGTAAATATTTCATTCCTGCAATGCGGAGTTTTATCGCACTCCATAATTTAAGATCAACTTTTATTTTAATATTTATTACATCATTCATTTTCATCTTTTACACCTTTCTTTTTCTTATCTTCCTCGTCCTCGATTTCTTCATCCTCGACATTATCAAGGTCAATTTTCGGCTCCTGCTCCTCCTCGAGTTTGTCAATTTCCTCCTGTGCGTTTTCCACAAATGGCACCAACTCCTCGAGGATGGTTTTTAATGATACATGACCCCTTAATCCCTTGACTATTTGAGAGATTTCAAGGTAATTGGCGGGAATATTCCGGGTAAAGGTGATACCGATATCCCTCACGCCCCCGACATCCCCCTCTGTCTTATCAATGAATGAATCAATCAATTCGATTCTCTGATAAAGCCCCTCTTGAAAATAAATCTCCTTAATCGTGCATATATTCTCGAGGTCATTGAGTTTATACCTGATTGCTACCCCTGATTGATTTCCGGCGAAGTGTTCATCGCTCATATCGGGGATCTGGCTCTGTTTGTGGATCTCCTCTTTCAACCAATCCCTCACAAACTGGATAAATGCAACATCGACCGTCTTTGTCAAAAATTCTGCCTTGCCCTGTTCCATCAATTCAAGAACTCGCTTTCTCTTTATCTCGTCAATATCTTCTTTCTTGACCGACATACCTATTAAAATCAGATATGCCAAGGCGAATCTTTCGACCTCATCCATTGAGTCCGATATCAAGAGATCATAGGCATCGATTAACTTTATAACTGGCTGGTAATCCCCAAACATTTCCTCATTGTTGCAATACTCGGCGACCGGGACCTGCCCGTAATAGTGCTCAATCTCAGTTCCTTTTATCTCTTTCCCCTTTTCATCTTTCACGGCAAAGGTAATCGGGAGGAGATTCGCATTGTCCTCATACTGAAATTTCATCATAACATCCGAGTAATATACATCGATGAACTCTTTTTTATCGTTTGCCGACTTGTGCACCGCCGACCACCTTATCGCCGCCACCATAACTGGATCGATTGAATGATCATAAATAGGCAATAGGTATTTCGGCTTTATGGGTGAAAATCTCGGAACCGGCTTTCCTTTTATTTCATCAATATAGTGTAATTCATAGGCAACACCGTAAATTGATTGGATTCGACCGAGGGAGGAAGTTATTAAATCCTCTTTATTGTAATAGAATATATCCTCCAGGATTTCGAGGTATTTCTCATTCTCCGAACTGTATCCGATATTACCCGGCCGATACATATACCCGGTAATGGTATTGATAATCTTTCGCCCGTAGGAAATGGGAATCTTGTTTCCTATCTCTGAATCGGTGCTCCCCTGGGCCATTATTGTTTTATTCTTAATGAGGTAATATGTTTCGATCCCCTGATAGATGAGGGATCGTCTTTTTAGCTCCTCAATAGCTTCCTTGATTTGCTTTTCCGACATTCTGTTATCGGCTTCAAATTCAATCTGATATTTTTCCATGATTTACTCCTTAAAGTCCGAGATCGCTTGCGCTTATTTCTGAAACTTTAATTGATTTATTTTTCATAATTGGTTCTAATGAATAGCGAATTGAATCAATGCTATGATTATGTGCATCAACTATTATCGGGAGCACATCCCCGGTCAATCGATCAATTTTATATGAATATGATTTGAACTCCTGCAGTGTGTGGATACATCGCTCATGAATTACAACCTCTTTGAATGAACGAATGAATGAAATACCATCCTCCACACTCCCGGGTCCCTTTTTTGCTCCGATTACATTAAATCCCCGTTTTCTCATAAAGCTAATAGTATCGGGCCTTGCACTATCAGCCCTTATCGGGTATTTGTCAGCACCAGGAACAGATCGGAAAAACTCAGGTGTCTCATCCAGTTCAACGCCCACGCCGTAAGCCTCATGGGAAATATAAAGAGTGTGATTGTGGATATAATCTCTAATCAGTGAATTAGGATCATTCGAGAATCCCCAATCAGCGCCATAATAAGGTCCGTCATAACCGGGATGATCTGTATCCTCGAAAACGTCCACTCTGAATTTACCCTTGAATATTTGAGCATCGGTATATGTCCTCGGTTCTCCTTCCCATATATGCAAGTATTTCTCATAATCATTCTGCTTGTCCCACTCCATCTCTTTCCTGAGTGTTTCGGGAAACCAGGGATTATCCTTGTAACTAACTTCTCGCGTTATTGAATCCGGGGGAGGATTAAGAACAAATCGCTTATAGGTAGGATCGTCAATACTATCAGGATTGAATGAGATCCATATCTCGGAATCCTCTTTCCTGATTGTGGGAATTAGTATTTGCCAACTCTCCTCGGAGACTTTCTGGGCCTCCTCTACCCAGCATATATCAATTCCCTCCATTGATTTGATTTCACTTATATTGGTCCTGAGTCCGCAGAATATAAACTCACTCCCCATTGCATTTACTAATGTATTATGTTTAATATCAAAATATTTTCGGGAAATATCAAAAAAGTCATTTAAATCAAGTTCAAAGATTTGATCTTTTAAGAGTTTATAGACTGAATCGGTAATCGATTTCTGAAGTTCCCTTGTGCATAAAATCCTTAATTTTTTTCCCATTGATAGAGCAATCAATACCCTCGCGAATCCCCAGCTTTTCGATCCACCCCGACCACCATAGGAAATCTTATATCTTTTTGGTTCAAGAAGAAAACCGAGGAGGGTGGGGATCTCTATTTTTGCTTTATTTGGCTTCGACAAGTACAATCTCCAATCCTATCAAATTTCCACCCAGGCCCCCGAGTTCATGTTTATCTGCAATTCCATAACTTCTGTATTTTATGGTCTGCAATTTGATTTGTGCGCTCATAAAACGATCCACATCTAATGGTGTCAAATCCTCTTTAATGCTAAATCCCTTCTTGGTTCTTGTGGATATAGCACGCCATATAATCTGCTCCATTTCTTCAAACTTCTGGCGCTCTTTTTCCTTCATCTCTTCAATGGCTTTGGCTTCATTATTCCCTGCGGTTTCGATTATTTTCGTATCAAGTTTGTCACAATATCGTTTTTTTTGTTCGGGCCAATTTTCACTTCTTGCATTATAACTCAATGTATTAAATGGTATTTTATACTTCTCCGATAACTTCCGATAAGAAGTATTTGTTATTATGTATTCCGATTTTATTTTATTCCAATCGGGTGATTTTTTCTTTTTCTCGCTCATATCAATAATATATATTATGTCACATTATAAATCAACTATTATTTAATTGCTAATAGCAAACTATTTCACTATTTTTATCCTATACCCCGAATGGAAAGTGGTTTTTCATAAACATAATCCTGCAGGGTTCCTGCAATATTCTTATGACCAAGATAACGAGAAACTTCATAAATACCGTCTCTATACATATTATTAGAGGCATAGCTTCTGCGTATCATATGGGGATATAAATTTATACCATGTTTCTTGCCTTGTCTTCTTAATACCGTATAAATTGACAATCTACTAACATGCTTCCCATTATTCCCAAATAGATATACATCATCATTCCAGTATTTTCTAATTTCATAATATAATTGTGAGGATATTTTTATTGTTCGCATAATTTTTGTTTTACAAGTTCGAACAGATATAAGAACCTCATATGAACTAACATAACAATCCCGAATCTTGATATTTATTAATTCACTCACCCTGCAGCCAGTTTCATATAACATTTTAATATATAATGCTGACTTGTAGGCCCCATCCTTAATTGCCAAATCAATAATTTTGCTTATCTCAATTTCTGTTAAATAATTCTTTTGTATTTTCCTCCTTCGTGGAGGAAGGGAAATGTTCTCAAGAATATCCTTAAATACAAAATCAACAATTCCTATTTCGAATTTATTATTACAATTTAATTTAATAGCATATTTTAATGACGAAAAATATCTGCCTATTGTTGCTCTTGCGTAATTTTCTTCAATTTTTAATTTAAAATAATTAAGAATATCATCATAATAAAATATGCTTTTCCCAATTTCGCGCAAAAACACCTCGCAATCCAAATGATATGCCGGTTTATCAATTTTATTTAATTCAATCTCAAATGGTAACTTTTTAAAATCTATTTCTGTCATATTCATCTCTCCTGTAATTCTTTTTTCCTTTGCTTCTTATATGCCTTCATTTCTTCTTTATTGTTCCAAGGTTTTTCCTTTTTCTTCGGTGCTGGCTTTAGATACAAATAGAGGCTATCCCTTATCGCAATTTTTTTCTTGACAACAGTAGTCAATGCTGATTTTTCCTGCAAATGCCTGTTGTATTTTATTATGCCATTTATGATTTTTCGGCTCTGATTGTTTTTATTACGGTGTTTGTTTCGGCTCAAATCGTCTCCCCACTAAATCAAAAGTTTTCCTCTCCCAAAACTCCTCGCGCTTTCCTTTATTCCAATATCGAATTGGCTGATAGTATCCCACTACCCTACTGTAAATATCACAGGGAATCCGCTTTTTTCTGATCGCATTTTGCGATATCAAGTCTTGACCTCTCATTTTGTGACCTCAAGATTATCTTTGAATATCTGATACCATGAACTACCGATTATGCAAACCTTGGAATGAGTCATATTAAAGCCATTCATCCAATCAATAATTTCCTGAAATTCGTGAAAGAGGGTATATACCATTACATCGTGATTACCTCTTGCAATATGTATTTCTAATAATTCAGAATATACTTTGCCCAAAGTAAGTTTTGTAGGGTCTTCAGAGGGAATTTCCTTAACAATTTTCACCTTCCACCATAATCCGTATATGTTATATCGCTTTTTTATTTCCATTATTCCCCCATATTCCCTTACTTTATTCCCCCACCTTTTCAATAATTAAATCCGTAAGAGCTTCTTGCATTGTTTTCTTTTTCTCCCACGCATAATCCTTGAATTTTTCGTGTAATTCTTTTTTAATCCGTATCTTCAATTGTGATATATTGCCTTCATCATCATTGAGTAATTCTGAAATCTCATCAACCGTAAAGGGAAATTCTACAATTTCGTTACTTGCACCGGCATGAATTTTGGTTTCAATATGTGTGGTTTCCATGTCCAGTTCTCCTTGTTTATTATGTCAAAATGATATAGTCCTATTTTTACTATCCCTGCGCATTGCCTCACGCCATACTTTGAGCCGTACCCCTGAAGTGCCGGGAGTTTTATCATCAATTTATTTTCATCACCACAAAAGTAATTATTATGACTGTGGGCACGAAGCAATATATCTGCATTCGGCTGTGCTCCCCCTATCGCCCAGAGTTTGTTCCACAATCCATCACGGGCAATTCCGGTAAAAATACCGTGAGGGATAACACTACTCGAGGCGAAGTGTTTTAAATCAAAAATTACACCATTGATGTCGATCCATTCGTGACCGCTAATCTGAGCACCTACCAATTCTGCAACGGCATCCTCAAAATCCTCGGAATTTCCCACGTGATAAGGTGTCCCGTACACCATAACAATATTTTTCGCATCGGCCTCATTGATACAATGTGCAGCCATTCTCGCCTGTTCCATGCGGTCTGCGGTTATGAGCTCTGTACTGCCCGACCTTTCACCCTTGCCGTCAACTGCATCACCGAGCACTACCAATACGTCAATAGGTCTCAGTTCTGCCATTTTCTTTGAATAGTAATTCCATGTAAGCCGTTGCTGTAATGCAAACTTATAGCGGATCTCAAGGGTATCATCGAGATAGTACCACCATCCCGGCGGTGTCAACCCTGCCCTATGTCCGCAATGCGGATCACCTATGACAACAACTCGTTTCATTCTTTCCTCCATTGGTAAAGCCCCCAAATGGCAAGGACTGTATAAACTAAAAATAAAAACGATTGAGCATAAATCCCCTTATAGAAATCAATAAACATCCATGAGGCATTAGTAAAAGTCCATATTGCAAAACACGATTTCTTTTTATAAATATTCAGAACAACACCAACGATAGAAAGAACGGTTATAAACCAAAAATAAATATCTATCATTTCTCCTCCTCGATTTCTTTTTGGTAAACACACAAGAGGCGACTAATGGCATTGACAAGATGCTGATGCCCAGAATCCTGATCGTGTTTATTCTTTGACATCCACTCGCCGAGGTGAATCTTGAATCTCTGAAAATTATCTACATCTTTCCATGCGAATAATTCATGTGTTTTTGCACCGTCACAAAAAACATCCGCAACATCCTGAATTGCCCCAAATGGTGCATCGTCTGGTAAATTGTAAACTGCTACTTTCATATTGCCTCCGTCTTATGTCTCATTGATTTCTAAAGCCCGATTCCTGATTTCAATACCTTCAGGCGGTATGGCGTTCATTGCCATTTCAAAACTAAACTGTTCGACGTTTAAAATATATTCATTCATCTCTTTCCGTGTGACATCCCCTGTGCTCGGCAAGTATCCGATGATAATTTCCTCACCGTCTGGATTGGTTCGCCATATTGGGATACACCGTGCCTTGTGCTTTTCGGGGATCTCTCCATAGTCCCTAACGTCACGGAATAGGAATATCTTTTTCATTTCAAGATGTGTCCGGTATTCATCGCCGTCAAAACATTCCCTTGCGATAGGCGGGATAAGATATCCCCTGTAATATTTGTGTTGAGAATGCTTGACTGAATCCTCCTCAATGCGGTATTC